CTAATTTATATTTTCCAACTTGCTCATCATATCTTTATCCATTTGTTCGGTAACATGACTATATATCTGTAAAGTCGTTTTATAATCTTTATGGCCTACACGATCCATTATTGCACGCAGTGACACACCTAACTGTGATAATAAAGATATGTGACTGTGACGCATAGTGTGAGTTGAAATATCTTTTTCAATACCTATATTCTTTGCAGCGTTCTTAATGTTAGCATTGATAGATGATAAGGGCATAGGACTGCCTTTACTATTTGTAAATATAAAATTTCTCTCTTTAAAATTACTATCCCACTTAGCCGATTTCTTATTTTCCAACATTACCTTACGCAATATCTCACAACTTCTAGTGGTAATAGATATAGTACGATAAGAGGCCTCAGTCTTAGTTGTATCTTTAAAGCCGCGTACACCATCTTTAGTTATCCATGCTATTGTACCATCAATCTCAATCTTTTTATTCTTAAAATCAATGTTTTCAGGTTGGAGTGCTAATAACTCACCAATTCTTAAACCGTTAAGCACTTGAAACTCAGTAATGTATGCAGTCATCATATATGAGCGTTTAATATAGCCTTTATTACTAGTGCTTGCTTTATGGTTAAGTTCATCAATAAGTTTATGTACTTCATTCATTTCTAGGTAATTCTCACGTTTAGCTTTGATTTCTTCTCTAGTTACTGCTTTCTTAGGTAGTGACACATTATCTATATATGATATATCTGAGATATTGTACCTTTTCTGAGCGAACTTCAATACACTCTTTATAAGGCTCACATTGACCTTAATTGTAATGTGTTTAATATTATTTTCTTTCATTGATGTATTTATGTAATCTTGAATAACTTGAGCATTCATTTTATCGACAAGAATATCCTCATTTATTCGCTCTTTGATGTGAGCAAGTCTGTAAGTCTTTGCTCTTATAGTTGATTGTTTAGCACCAGATACTAATTTGTAATTCTCAAACCACTCATTACATGCAGCATGGAAAGTTAGCGTCTTGAGTGTAGTAGGTGTCTTATTATTTTGCTTTTCTTCTATACGCTCATTTAAGCGTTTCTGAGCCTCTTTCTGTGACTGCTTACCATTCTTATTAAGTACCACGCTAACACGTCGCCATTTGTTTGTGAGTGGATCTTTATACTTCTCATAATAGCGATATTTAGTTTCACCATGTTTATTAGTAAATTTCTCATGCCACATGTTATCCCACCCTTAAAAGTAAATCTTTATTTTGTTTCAATAGTTATAAAGTTATCAAAAGAAATGAAATTTTTATTTTTTTTATTTATTTCCATAACGCTAGTATTAATTTTATTTTTATCTAAATTTTTATTTTTAATAGAGATAGGGACAAGTTTTATAAATTTGCCCCTAGCACGAATATATACAAAAACGTCATTATACAAATCTTCAGATAGTACACTGTTCATATGGTCAATAAAATATGTTTCGTTTTCTAAAACTTTTTGACTAAAATAATATGCAAAAATAAGAGAAAAATCTTCGATATTATTAAATAGTGAACTGAGTAGATCATGAAATTCGTGATCTCTAAGATTAATATCTATTTCAACAGAACTATGTGCGCCTATGTTGAATATAAGTTCATAAGGAATATAACTTTCTTTTAGATTTTCATCTTCTTCGATTAAACATTTAATAGCCCAGTTCTTTTTTTCGGAATATCCTCTTGGCAATTTCGTATATGTAGAGAAATCTTTTTTCTTATCTTGGAATTTTATAATAAGTTTATCAAACTCAATTTCAAATAATTCACTTATATTAACATTCAAAGCCGTTGTAATTTTATCTAGTGTATCGTATTGAATACCTCTAGACTTTCCATTTGCTAGTAAAGTTAATGAATTTCTAGATATGCCTGTTTTCTTATGTAAATCAGTAATACTCATACCTTTTTCATTAAGAATTTTTTTAAGTTTAAAATTTAACATCTTTCCACCTCACTCAAAAGAATACCATATAAATAGTTCGAAAAGTAAACAAAAATAACTTATCATTGTAAAATTGACATAAATATAGTACTAAAAAATAATTTTAAACATACATGTTGACATATGTCAGTGTAATATATATAATTCAATCATACATTAATTGTAATGTAAATATTTCAAAAAGGAGAATGGTTTATGTTTTTAACTGTAAAAGAAACTGCTGCTTTATTAAGAGTAAGCGAAAGACATGCTTATAGATTGATTAAGCAAAATGTAATTCCACACACCAAAATTGGTGGGAAAATTCTTATTAATAAAGAAAAGTTACTAGACACATTAGAAAAAGAGGAGGCTTAAACTATGCCACATACTAAATTACAAGATTTGCCAACAAAAGAAAATGTAGTGACTGAACCTACACAAATAGTAGTAAAGCCTATCATGGCAAAACCTAATGCTATCGCTAAACTATTCGGAATTTCGTATAGTTCTGTTTATCGTATTCTAAAAGAATATGAAAAAGATGATAAAGGTGTAGAAGATTTATATTACAGTTTATCACCTACTATGACAGTTATCTCTATTGATGGCTTTAAAGAGTATCTTAGCAAACGTCATAAAGGTTGGCTTTAAATGGAGGTGGTAAAACATGGCTAAATTCATAGTTAAACTAATGTTAATTTCAGTAATTTCATTCATAAGTGGTTGGTTACTAGGAATACATGTAGCTTTCACTATTTACATGTTAGGTAGTGTAATCGCAGCATTAAATATTGAAGAAAATGGAGGAGTAGTAAATGAACATTAATCAAAAATTAAACACAACAAATAATTTCAGAGAGGAAAATGAAAAAATGAAAAATTTAACTAATCAAGACTTTAAAAATATTAAAGGTAAATTGAACTATGAGCATATGGCGAATGGAAAAAAACATACTAGTAAAATGATTAAATTATTACAAAAACGTCATGTTAACAATTTATCAATTATTAAAAGTGAATATCCATATTTAAGTGATAATGAAATTTTAGAAATTCTTGCAGATTATCGAGAATACGAAGATTTACTATCAGCAACAGAAACTTTTATAGACTTCCCTAACATTTACGAAGATTCTAATATTGGTAAATTCTTAACTGAGGACGATATTGCAGAATTAAAAATAGCTATTGAAGAAATGACAATTTTTGTTGAAAGATTGGAGGAGTAATAAATGCTTAAAGATTTAAAACAAATTAAAGAGAGTTTTGAAATAGCAGATATTACTAATAAGATTCAAGCAGTCATTGACTATGTATGTGATGAACAAGAAGGGCTTGAAGATTTAAGAGATTATTATAGAGAAAGTAATCAAGTAGTAGGAGAAAAACAGACTAATGACAATATGAAATCAAATTTCATTATTGTATCAACATTATTATCAGTTATTCGTGATTATGAAAGTGAATTAAATGATATTGATACAGTTATAAAAAGAGCGTCATCTGTTCCTAGCGACCAAACTGAAACAGACAACGCTGAGTAAGTGCAATTTGCAAACCAAAAGCACAGGAATAATATACCATTTCTGTGCTTATTCTTAAAACACAAAAATGAAAGGCTGATTAAATGAACGAAGTTTCTTTATATAATAAACATCATGAATTTCATTCTAAATTAGATTATGTTGAAACGCCTAATTTATCTCGTATCAAAGAAATTAGTAAACGAATTTACTTCGCTATAATTTCCACAGATAAACAAATTTTTAACAATAAAGGAAATGTTTTCCATAAAACAAAAGATGAATTTGCTGGCGATTATATAAGTAATCTTACTTTAGATTATACCATAAAACCTAAAGAAATTGGGGTAGTCTATGGAACAATCTCAGTTAAAACGACAATGGAAAATGGTGAAGAAGATAAGCAAGCACATTTTAAGTCTAGTCCATTTAATAACTATGCCAAATTCATAGTTGATCTAATTTCTGAAAAGGTTATTTATTCAAATGAATTAGAAAGCTTTATTAAATTAAAAAGTAATCAGTATGAAATTATAGACAATACTAACTTTACTTTGGAATATCCAGTAGATAATAAACATCAAATAAATGACTTCTTAAGCGTAATGTTAGAAGTTTATCGAAATCAATTAGATACAAATTATCAATATAATATCTACCCTTACGCTATTGCTGGTAATGACTGGATATATAACTGTAAAGAATTAGAATTTATAGATAAGAAAATTTCTAGTGATGACTACTATATCATCAAATATGATGTAGATAAGAAAAATATAAACACTAAACTAGCACAACAATTCTTTGACTTAGTAAGTGACAATGAACGCAGTAAGAATAATTTAATGTTGGTACATGCTTATACAATGTATCGAAAAATGAAACTTATTCAAGCTGAAAAATGGTTCTTAATCAAAGACTTTGGGCGATCTGGTAAAGGTTTATTTATGGAAACTTTTGAAGAATTGCTAAAAGTAAATAAAGTGAATTTTGATAGTTTATTATCATCTGGCTTTGAGGCTGCAAATGAATGGCTCAATTTTTATGGCGTGGATATTGCACATGCTAATGAAACAGGTGAAATTAATAAAGGCATGATGAGAATATTACGCAAAATAGCTACTGGTGAAAATATTTCAGGTCGTGGCATACAACGAAATAACGTTAAATTTAAAAATAATGCAGTATTAATTTTAGATACTAATGAAAGTGTTGATACAGGGGAAATTACAGCTAATAGAACACGTACAGTTAAGATTGCATTTAAGGATAGACCGAAGAAAGAAACTGATGAAGAACGTTATAAAGCATTTAAACCATTTTGGGACTTTGTTAAGCCTAACGGAAAAAATTCAGTTAATGCGTCAGTATCATTTTTAATATTAAGTCTTGAGTATCTTAAACAAATTGGCAGAGAATTTAAGTTCAATAATGTAACACTTAAAAATTATTACAACGAAGATGAATTGACTGATACTCAAATTCTTATGCTCAAAGTCTTATCTAAACAAGATTTTATTTTTTCAGATGATGAAATACTACAAAAAACTATCGAAGAAGATTATAAAAATCTGAGATATAAAAAAGCAAAAGAAGATATGAAAAAAATAGGTGTAGCCATCAACAAGCAAAAATGGATAGAGGGACAAAATACTAAAGTTCATAAAGTGAAAAATCAAGAATTATTTAATATGGCTTTAGCTTTGATTGAAACTTAGGATAGTCTAACTCTTACTAACTCTTGTACTAACTCTTGAAACATTGAAATATCAACTACTAACTCTTATAACTCTTATTTTACTTAGCATATTTTGATTATATATAAATAAATGTAAGTATAGAACAAAAACAAAGTTATAAGGGTTAGAGTTTTCATTGGAGGTATTCTCATGAAAATGTACAATGCAGCAAAGTATCTTCTTAGTAAAGATGTGCAAGTTGTACCTTTAAACGATAATAAAAAACCAACAGTAGCATTTAAGAATGTAACTATTGATGATGATTTTATAGATAACAACTTTTTAGCATATGCGAAGACAAATGTATTAGGTGTCCTTACTCGTGGTTTATGGTGTATTGACATAGATATTAATCACGTAAATGGTGAAAATGGCTTTGATAGTTTGAAAGATATTCCTTACTATGATGAGTTTGTTACTAATGCACAAAATACGCTGGTGCAGACAACAGCAAGTGGAGGAAAGCATGTAATATTTAAAAAACATGATGACGTTGAATATGCTCAAAAAATAGGATATTTACCATCAGTAGACATTAAAGCACATGATAATAACTATTTTGTATTAGCTGGAAGTAAAACAGCTAAAGGGCTATACACAAGTAACAAGAAACCAGTAATTGCTTATGATGGTGAATTTGAAGATCGTATATTTTCAAAACGTGGAAATTACCTACAACAGACTATGGAAAAGTTCTCAGTAAAAAGTGTGTTGCCTAACCACAATTTCAATCATTTACAACATACTGGCAAAGGTGGACTAGGTAAAGAGGCATACAATCGTGTAATTAATGGTGAAAGCATAGAACGTAATAATGATGTATATAAAGCTATTAGTTACGCTTTACAATGTAACGTGGATATAGAGCCTCTAAAAGTAATTATTGGTGATGTTAAAGCAAATGGTGATGAATTTACTTTAGAAGAGTGGGAGGCCTCATATAATAGTGCAAGAAACTCATTACGAATTTAATATAGATGACGAATTAAGAAAATTAGGTTTATTAGTTGGAATATCCGAAGAAATGTACTACTGCTCAATTAGTCGCATATCAACATTATATCTTGAGAACTTTGGGACTAAGTGGGTAGCATGGCGTGAAACTTATGATTTTAAGAATGATAAAAGAGTATCGTATAGAACAATAGCAAATGGCAGTTTTGAATTAGTAGCTGCAAGAACTAAAAACTATCTAAACTACATTAAAAGAAAGCAGGGAATAAAATGAACGTTGAAATTATAGCAAATGAATTTGAAACTAGAGCAGCAACATTATTAAGATATTTTACTGGACTATGTGAAAGTAGTTATAAAGTACCTTTTGCATTTAAGATTTATAATGATCCTTTTAATACTGTGTATCTAGTAAGTAAAGGTAAAATGTATGCTCATGTACTGATAAAAGATTGTGAAGTGAGAAAAACTTTTGAGATTGTCTCAGAAAAGCATACTGAGAAACTTATAGAGAGCATTGAGGGATATTATACTGGTTATGATTTACATGATGGCACACATGACACTATAAGCGATATGATGGCTAGTTTCATGTTTGATAATGATTATTTCATGTATGGCCTAGAAACCTTTGCAGAAAGTAATAATAGCGATATGTTTGATTATATGAGTAGAGATTTCAATATAGCTGAACTGGAGGACGTTCAATCTAGTAATGCAGATGTTATAGGTAATATGGAAATGTTGTATCAGTTAGCTACTGGAATTAATGAACCAGCACCAGAATTAGTTGAGGGCTTGAAAATCATTACTGAGTTTATTCAAAATGAACAGGCTGATGAAGTCGATAGCAAAGTATTAATTGAACGATTAAATGAATTGAAACACTCTTATTATAATGGAGTGAGTCAATGACAATAATTGATAAAGATATTAAAGACTTAAATCTAACTGATGATGTGTTGATAGAATTTTTAAAACTAAATGAAGAAGATTATACGTTAAATAGTAATAAGTATGTATTAATAGATCATCATGATAATGTAATAGGTAATTTATTGCCATTGGTCGTTGCATTAGACTTAAACAAATCATATGTAACATGTGAGCGTGTAGAGGTTGCTACTATTACTTATTATGATAAGAATATTATTCCAACTATTCCTTATAAGTGGGATAATAGTAAAGCTAAGTATATTAATCTTTGCTTAGAATTAGAACAGGTAGAAAAACATTTTGAGTTTGCAGCATGGAAATTATATTGTGTGTTGAATGGTATTAATTTAAAAAACTATGATAAGTATAAGTGGGTACTGGAGAGAATTAAGAGAACGCCAGATGATATGCCTAATGTAGATATACCGATAGGTCGAGCATATGAGATTGCTCAATTACCTAAAAATCTGATTGAACGTACTTATAATGTAAATGGTAAATCTAAACCTATTTATAAGATGAATATTAAACAAATTAAAAATTTAAAAGAATATGTATAAATTTATAGGTCATGCACTGTAACAGGTGCATGGCTTTTTTATATGTAAATCGTAATTGTTAAGATTTGTTAATGATTTTAGATTGAGTTAAGGTAATAAACGAACATTAGTTCTATAATAGAAAGTGTATGAAATTGTATGAAAAGTAGTATAAATGCTTTATTTATAGTGTTAAACGGAATGTTAAGAAGTTATATAAATGTTATTAAAATAAGAACATACGTTTGTAATTTGAGTGTAAATTTAGTATAATAGAGTTGTAGGGAACTCCTGCACAATCGAAAGGAGTAATAGTGGAATTGTTAAGCATTAGATGATTGTATTAACTAAAAATAAAATGGAGGTTCACAATGCCCACTATTATAAAAAATGAATTAACGAATGATCATATTAAGGTGTTAAATGTATTACGCAACACTAAGCACAACATTATTACTAAACAGAATATATTTAATCAACTTAATATGGAGTTTACTAAAAACAATGAAAGATGGTTACAACATACTATTAATAGTTTAGTTGTAGATTATGGCTATCCAATCGGATATAGCTATAAGAAAGATACTAGAGGCTATTTCTGGATAAAGTCGAAAGAACAAAAGGAATTGGCCTTACTAAGTATTAAGCGTCATATTGAGGGCAGTATGAAACGATATGAGGCATTAAAGAAAACTGAGATTTAAGGTGATGTAGTGAGTGCAGCAATTGAAATTATTCAAGAGAAAGTTAGCGATTACGAATTGTTCACTAGATTTAATACTTACTACATTCAATCAAGAATAGCACTCATAGAAAGTGATATAGAAGATATGTATGACCGAACTACACCTAGTTTATGTAGTGATACTGTATCAGAAAGTATTTACTATGAGAGTTATTCCGTTGAAAATCTAGCAATCGCTATATTAGAAGAACGTCAGAAATTAGAACGGTATAAGAGGAAAAGTCAAAGCGAGTTAAAAGCCTTTTATACTGTTCTAGGGCGTTTCTCTACTAAAGAACAAAAGTATATTAAAAACTATATTAATACACGCTCAGAGGCTCATATGAATGTGATAGAGCGTTTTAAGATTGAACTATACAAATATATTCAAACAAATAGAAATGAGCGTAATAAAGGTATAGAAAACGATTATTCATATATAAATGACAATCGTCAGAAAGTAAGGACTTATCCTCATAAGTTGACGCTTAACCAAGAGAAAGCACTCAGAGAAAAAGAAGATGGTGCTACTGAAAAGAATATGAATAATGATGAGTTTGTAGCAAAGTTGAATGATCTAGATAAGAAATCATTTAAAGAATTTATTTATAACAGAAATGAAAATAATATCGACTTTGAGAAAGTCTTGATATTGCTGCAAACTATACCGAAACGATTACCACAAAAAGAGATTAAAAAGCCATATAACTACATAAGAGAAATAGGCTTAAAAACTAATTGAAACGAGGCATTTAATTGAAAACTGTAAAATATTTTGATGAATACAACGAATATGTCACAGGTCAAAGAGAGAATATCAATAAACTTGAAAATGAGCGTCAAGAGTTATCGCAACGAATTAAAGAAGATAAAGCAAAATATAAAGAATTAATTGCTAACTCACAAGATGATGAGGCTGACGCACTATATACTACATTTGATAGTAATGAGAAGAAACTGAAAGCCTTAGAGAAACGCTTATCGACTAAAAAAGAAGTATTTGATGAGGCTAGACGTAAAAAGGCAATTGAACTTATTAAACATCAAGCAGATTTACCTCATTTGTACAAAAAAGACAAAGAACGTATATTAGCAAAATTCAAGCCAATTATTGAAGAATTTAACACAGTATTAACTGAAATTAATGATTTAAATGCTAAATACGAAGAAGAGTATAACCGTTACACTATTCCATATCATAGAGAAAACTTTGATGAAGATGATGAAGTAAAAAGGGAATTGCGAAATCACTTTAGAGATATTCTGTACAGTCCATACATTACAGGTATAGAATTACCATTCACAGATCAATACAATCATAAACTTAAATTTAGAGGTGATAAATAATGACTAGAAAACACAATTTAGATAAGGTATCAAATCATATTATGTTAGAAACTGATTTGTCAGATAAAGATCGTGATAAATTATTAGATGTCGTTGAGGCTCAAATTAACCAAAATAATAATGAACAACGTAGAAAAGAATTATCACAAAAATCAAAAAGAGATGTAAGTCTTATGCAAATGGCTAGAGAAAATCGCATTATCAAAGGTTAATATCATACACGCCTATCCTTAGCGATAGGCTCATTTTATTTGTGAGGTGCATACATGAACCTTAAAAGAGTAAACTACTCACTAACCTATCATGAAACTAAAATATCTGAATATGCTTTGCTAACAGAATATAACCCTAAGTTTATAAATACCAAGATTAAGGCCATCACAACACAAATAGAGATGATGTATCACTTAAATATCTCACATATGACTACAAGTGATGTTCATGGCGTTGTGTCTATATCATACCCACTAGAAAAGCTAGTGATTAATATAATTGATGAAAAAGAGAAGTTACATCGTTTCAAAGCTAAATCGAATAGAAACATGCAGCAATTAAAACAGGTTATTAAGCGATATACACCTAGTGAACAAAAGGAAATTATGTATTACATGCAATCTAATGGTTCAACGATAGATTATAGCCTCATAGAACGCCTACAACGTGATTTATACGCTTATAAGCATAAAGTAAGTGTTGCTACATGATATACGATAAACAAGTGATTAAACAATTTATAATGGACTATCACAAAGAGAAAGCGTCAAATGTTGTAAGCTATGATGATACTAATATAGATGATTTCTTTTCACTGAGTGATGAAGTAGAACCCTTTGAACTAAGTGAGAATACTGGTAATCAAGTGTTCTTTAATGAACTAGATCAGCTAATTTATGCAGTAGCGACTAGAAGGGAATACTACATATTTTTCTTATTATGTGAAGGGAAATCTATGAATGAAATCGCAAAGATATTTGAGTTAAGTAGAGAAAGAATACGTCAATTATTGAATGGTTTATTAGACAAATTAGAGGAGGGATAACATGAGTGATTTAAACCCTAGACAAGAAAAGTTTATATCTGAATACCTAAAGACGTTGAATGTAACACAAAGTGCAATTAAGGCTGGTTATAGTCCTCATACTGCAACTGTACAAGGTAGTAGGTTGCTTAAGAATGAAAAAGTGGCTAAGTACATTGATGAGCAACGTAAGAAAGTAATTGATGAAGGTGTACTATCTGCTAACGAACTACTTCATATCCTAAGTAATGCAGCAGTAGGAGATGAGAGTGAAGTAAGAGAGGTCGTTGTTAAACGTGGTGAGTTTCAACGCAACCCAGACACTGACAAAATGAACTTAGTGTACAATGAGCATGTAGAAATGGTGGAAGTACCTATTAAGCCTAGTGACCGTTTACGTGCTAGAGATATGTTAGGTAAGTATCATAAGTTATTTACTGATAAGAAAGAGTTATCTACGGACACACCAATTTTTATTAATATAGGTGAGTGGCCAGAAGATGAAGAAGAAGAAAAACGTAAAGCACTAGATGAAATACACGAACAACACCCTAATAGAACAATGATTATTAATGATATTCCAGATGAGGACTGATAAGCATGAGGTAGAAATTACTACATCGATATTCATTGATGATGTGCATGAAGATGATTAAAGAATGATTACAAAAATAGTACTTACTCAATTTTGAGTAGGTGCTTTTTATTAATAAATAATTAAGGTATTGGTATTTTGCAGTACCCTTTATTTTATATATTTAGTTTTAATTAAGGGATTAGTTTGTTAGTATCTAATTTAAAGGTATCTAGGGGGGAATATAAATGGGGTCAGTTCTCACTGTTGCTTTAATATTCTTAATTTTAGCTCTAGTCTTTAAATCTCTTAAGAAAAAGAAGTAAGAGAGATATACATATTTGAGTAGTATTAATTTTAAGTTATAAAAAGTAAGCGTTTTCTATTTACATTTAGAGCCTTTTCTAAGATAATGAATGTAGCTACTAAATTTACTACTCAAAATCGAGTATCCTTTAAAATGACTGTATCCTTTGGGTGCAGTCTTTTTATTTATAACTTGTCAAAACTTGACATTCACACAATAACAAACGGACTTAAAAGTCCACTTGTAACCAGTACCTTAAAATAGGGAAGTGGTTTGATAAAAGAATAAAGGATGCCCCAAATTTGGGGGTACCTTAGAATGCTGATACTTTAAGTTACCGTATTAGAAAAAACAAAATCGAGTTTATTAATCAATAAAAAGCTAACGCACTAAGTTAGTGCATTAGAAAACCGAAATGTCGGTTATCTAATGCTGAAAAGCCGTTTGTGGCTTTTCTGTGTAGTCAAAATGGCAACGCAGCTATTTCTTAACTAAATGGCGATTTATATAGATTATCTACGTACCTAAATTGAGTACGCAGCTTATATAATGATCTAGTAGTGAGTTTCATTCCCAAAATATTGGGAATGAGAATGTAAACAATTTATAGATACTGTAAAAATTGTAGACAATTAATAAATTTAATGCGTATAATGACATTAGAAGTCGTTCCCTTATGAAGCACTTCTATATTATATTTTTCTATATGTGAGTCATTTTTTCTTGGCTATGTCCATTGGGCATAGCTTTTTATCTTATTGTAGACAAATATATAAATAATGAGATAATAGCAAAAGAGATTTAATAATCTCTAACATTCTTATATACTTAGAGTTTTCACTCTACCTCAACTATAACTTGGCTAGCCTTAATTGGTTAGCTTCTTTTTTGCATAAAAAAAGCCACCTTCAATTTAGTATATGCCGGACTAAATGAAAGTGGCGGTGTAAATTAAGGAACAAAATATTATAACGAAATATTCTGCTAATTAAATTATACCCTTTATAAATAAAGAGAAACATTTTTTTATCATTTTAATAATTAATTAATTTTAAATGTAAAAAATATTGTTTTTTTATTTCAATAGTATAGATAATTAAATTTTATTGTGTAATAATAAGTAATGAGATTACCTAAATGACAACCCTAGACTTACTATTTGTCTTCTATTACAAATACCATATACCTAACACCATATATTAAATATCATTGTTGCTTAGGTAATCTCAACATTTGAAATTCATTTAAATAATATAGATCTTTAGGGGCGTAAAGCCCCTTTTTGTATGCAAAAAAGTCTCACTAGTACATGACTAGTAAGACTAAGTTTGAATGAAAGTAATGTTAACTACGAATTATTCTAACATACATCTACTTCACTTAATAGATATACATTTTATTATACGTTGCCGTAACCATTCATGACGGTAGCTGCATGAACAAATCGTTCAGTTAGTTTTTAAGGGGGTAACGAAACGCTACCCCATGTGTCGCAACTTTCGACGCTAGATAAGTGAATGTAGCTACACCCATCAGCAGAAGTGTTGGTGGGTGTTTTTATGTAGGAAATAAATATATAACTACTACCTTTGAAGGTGTACGTAGGTTATTATTAGGAGTATATAAATTGAAAGGGGAAAGCTATGAACTTATGGGGGGGATCTAGAAGAAGATAAAAGTTACAAAAGAAAAAAATACAGAATTTGTAGGCAGAGAGAAAAATGATATAAATTCTATTGATCAATTTATAAATGATTTTGAAGAATTTATTATTTTTATAGTATTAAAATATAAAAAAGAATATAAAGAGAACTCAAAAGATAATAAGCTGGGGGATTAGAAATGAATGAATTTTTGACTATCGTAAGCTCTGGGGCATTTGCTGCATTAGTAACTGGTGTATTAAATGTTAGAAATACTAATAAAACAGTACATGCACAGGTAGTTGCAAAAGCAAGACACGATTGGATACAGGAAGTTAGAAATTTGATGAGCGAATACCTAAGCGAAATAGAAGATATTAAGTATAACATTAATAGGGAGTATCAAACTAATGAGAATAGTTTTTCTATTCCTGTAATAAATCAGAATAATAATAAGTTTAAAAGCTTATCTATATTAAAAAATAAAATTTCTTTGCACTTTGGCCAAACTAAGACATATAGAACATGGTGGTTTTTCGAAAAAACAAAAAAAGATAAAGATAATATACATTTTAACGAACTTATGGATAAAGTGAATAATGATATGGAAAGTTATATTAATCTAGTTTTTAAATTAATTAATAATGAATCTGTAAGTAAAAAAGATATGGATTTAGCTTATGATAAAGTAACTATGAGTTTGTATTTGTTAAATGACGAAACTTCAAATTATCTTAAAAGCGAATGGTATAAGACTAAAAAAATGAAATGA